GCCAGCATGAAGAAGATGAAGGGCAAGTAATTATGGGAACCCGCACCTCTGAACAGGAGCGCATGGCCGCTAAGGTCCCCAGCAAGAACACTGGCCGCGACACTACCATGCCTCATGCATTCACCAAAAACTCTAAAGTGGTCGTTGCTCCGCACGACTGCGAATACTGTCATTTCCATGATGCGCAAGAGCCTGCGCAAAAGGAACCCAATTAATGATATCAAGACCCGATCAGAGGGTTTTGACGGCCCTCTCCTCACTTGAGGGCAACACCGATTTTGAAGTCGTCATGGCTTGGATTCGAGAATCCAGAGAAGACCTTGTTGGCGCTGGGATGTACGCAAAGGACGAAGTCCTTACGCGTTGGTCTCAGGGCGCTTATCAGGCTCTAGATGTTTTCATCAATCAAGCCGAGTCGGCTCGGAAGAACTTGAGGAAGTAACTCCTCAAAGCGCCGTCGGCGCACAAACGACCTGGCGTAACCAGGAAACCGAGAACACCGCATCAGGACACACAGCAAAGACCCGACGGGGCTTGCTAACTGTCTGTCAGCGGCTCACGGAGAATCTATGTCTTTACCAAAAGCAGTACGTGAGCAAGAGGCTAAGGCCGAAGCTCTTTATGAAGAGGTTTATAACCAAACGCAAAACGCAGAGTCGGAGCCAGCTCCAGAACCTGAACAGCAGCTAGATCTTGAGGCCCAAGCGGATCAAGGTACGGCTCAGGATAATTCGATTAACTTCGAACAGGAACAGGAACAAGAGCCCCAGCCGGAACCCCAGCAAGAACAAGTCGGCTCTCATGATGAATGGGAACACCGTTACAAAGTGCTTAGCGGGAAGTACAACTCTGAAGTCCCGCGTCTTGCGGCTGACAATCGCGAACTGAAGTCCACACTCAAACGCTTGGAGTCAGAGCTTGACACTCTGAAGAAGAGCGCCAACGTGAGTTCATCATCGCTTTTGAAGCCAGAGGACATCGAAGAGTATGGCGAAGGATTCATTGATGTCGTTCGCCGCGCAGCTCGTGAAGAGATCTCATCCAAGGATCAAGAGATCAACGAGCTGAAAATGCAAATCGATGCCCTGTCCAACAAGACCACCAAAACTGTCGAGATCGACTTCTACGAAGATCTTGGTCGTATGGTCCCCGAGTGGGTTGCCATCAACGACGACAAGAACTTCCACCGTTGGCTCGATGGAATTGATGAACTTACGGGTCGTCAGCGCCAACAGCTCCTTAGTGATGCTGAAGCTGAACGTGATGCAAAGCGGGTTTCCAACTTCTTCAATGCTTTTAGAAAGGCAAACAAAACGTGGGCGGCAACAGCTAATAAGTCGCTCGAATCGCAGGTTGTCCCAGAGCAGTCGAAACAGGTTCCCACGCCACCGGCAAAACGAATCTGGACTCGCTCAGAGATCAACAGCTTCTACTCGGATTACCGAAGAGGTGCGATCGATGACAAACGAGCAGTTGCCCTTGAAGCAGACATTCAGGCGGCACTAATCGAAGGTCGTGTCCGATGACCTAAAAATGCCGCCATTTGACTTAAGGAATCATTCAAATGGCATATACCGCAAAAACTAGCCCGACAGCTCTTCTGCCGTCGGGCACCAACTTCCCGCAATACTCGTCCTCGGGTGCTGCCGGTAAGTTCATCCCCGAGATTTGGTCGGGCAAGCTCCAGGTCAAGTTCTATAAGAGCACCGTCCTGGGTGAAATCACCAACAATGACTGGGAAGGCGAGATCAAGGGCCAAGGCGACAAGGTCTACATCCGCACCATCCCGACGATCACGATTCGTGATTATCAGAAGGGCCAGTCGCTTACCAACGAAGCTCCGACCAGCACTCCGGTTGAGCTGAACATCGACAAGGGCAAGTACTTCTCCGTCGTTCTGGACGACGTGGATGCTGTTCAAGCCGATGTGAAGCTGATGGACGTCTTCACCAACGACGCTGCTCAGCAGATGAAGATTCAAGTCGATGGCGACGTTCTCACTGGCGTTTACGCTGACGCTGCTACCGCCAACAAGGGCGCGACTGCCGGTGCTATCTCCGGCGCTCTCAACCTTGGCGCTAGCCTTGCTCCGCTGCTGGTGACGAAGGATGGCGCTTCGAGCACGACCGCTGTGCTTGATGCAATTCTTCGTGCCGGTCAAGCTCTTGACGAGCAGAACGTTCCGGAAGATGGCCGCTGGCTGGTCATCCCCGCCTGGATGTCGGCTCTGATCAAGAACAGTGATCTGAAGCAAGCCTACCTGACTGGCGATGACACCTCGATCCTGCGTAATGGCAAGCTCGGCATGATCGATCGTTTCACCGTTTTCGTCAGCAACAACCTGCCGACTG